TGCTGAATGGCACGATTACTGACATGGAGCGCTATCGATTCATGATGGGGCGCCTTGAAGGCTTGAGATTGGTCGAAGAAACCGTGAAGGAGATGTTGTCCGCACGGTCTGAAGATGATTTTTAGCCCGAAAGGAGATGGCATGTTGACAGCACTTGAGCAGAAATGGCAGGACGAAGCGCAGGCAAAGGGGCCTCAGCTTGAGGACGCCTATACCGACGACGGGTTTGACCCGGATAAGCTCGATAAGACGGTGGTGGATCGCCTGCCTATTCCAACGGGTTGGCGAATTGCTGTATTGCCTTTTCGAGGTGCGGAAAAGACTAAGGGTGGGATTGTGTTGGCTGAGGAAACTCAGCGGCGCGCGCAACTTGGCACGGTTTGCGGGTACGTATTGCGGGTAGGGGACTTGGCGTACAAGGATGAGACCAAGTTTCCTGCGGGCCCGTGGTGCGTGGAAGGTGACTGGATCATCTTCGGCCGGTATGCGGGCGCGCGTATCCCAATTGATGGCGGCGAGATTCGGATTCTGAATGACGATGAGGTCATTGGCCGGGTCAACCACCCTGACGACATTCTGCACATGTAAGGAGAGAGCGATGAACGGTGAACAATTGGAATTTCAGATCGGTGAAGACGAGCAGCCTGCTACGGTGCAGCTCAATGGCGACGGGCAGGCGACGTTAGTTGAAGAGCGGCCGCAGGCACAGGCTACGCAGGCGGCGCAGCCCGCCACTGCGCAGGAAGATGCTGGTGAACTGGATCAGTACAGTGAGAATGTGCGAAAGCGCATTGATAAACTGACCGCACGGCTGCGGGAAACTCAGAGACGGGAAGAGGCGGCGCTTGCATATGCGCGGGGCGTGCAGCAGCAGGCAACGCTCTTGCAGCAGCAGGCGCTAGAGGCGAATCAACACCGTTGGGGTGAGGCCAAGTCGCGAATTGAGACGCAGGCGATTGCGCTCAAGCAGATCATCAAGAAAGCGCGGGAAGAAGGCGACATTGATACGGAAACTGAGGCGCAGGAGCGGCTCGCTTCGCTTGTCCATGATCAGCGTCAGGTAGAAGCGGCGGAAGCGCACCGTGCGGTGCAGGCGCAGCAGTTTCAGCAGCAGGCGCAACAGGTTTATCAGCAGCCGGTGTATCAGCAGCCGCAGCAAGCAGCGCGAGTTGATCCAAAAGCGGAGACCTGGGCGGAAAAGAATCCTTGGTTTGGGAAAGACACGGTACTCACGCATGCCGCGTGGGGGATTCATCGTCAACTTATTTCGATGGAGGGGTTTGACCCGCAATCGGATGAGTATTATGATGAATTAGATCGCCGGATGAAGGATGCCTTTCCCCAAAGGTTTAAGCAGCCGGAACAGGAATATAACAGGCCCACGAGAAACGTGCAGACAGTGGCGCCTGCCTCCCGATCCTCGGGAATCAATGCTTCTGCACGCCGCAAGGTGCACCTGTCGCCAAGTCAGGTTGCGATTGCCAAGAAATTAGGCGTTCCGCTTGAGGAATACGCCAAGTATGTGAAGGAATAAGTCATGGTCGATGCCACTAAAGTACCAAGCCTTTCCCGCACTTCTCACGAGGCCGAATCTCGTGCGAAAACTGCGCGTCGTCGTCCGTGGGTTCAGCCTTCTCGTTTGGACGCGCCTCCTGCGCCTCCAGGATATAAACATCGTTGGATTCGGGCACAGACGAATAACCAGGATGATCGGATCAACGTCTCTGGCAAGCTCCGCGAGGGGTATGAGCTGGTGCGGGGAGACGAGTACCCTGATTACCAAGTGCCTACGATAGAAGATGGCCGACATGCCGGTGTAATCGGCGTGGGAGGGCTGCTTCTTGCGCGTATTCCTGAAGAGACGGTAGTAGAGCGCAACACGTATTACCAAAATCGGGCAGCCGACCAGCTTCAAGCTGCGGATAATGAGCTGATGAAGTCCAATGCACATGATTCCATGCGCATTGAGAAGCCCAGCCGCAGATCGCAAGTTTCATTTGGTGGCCCAAAAAGTTAGTCCCATCTTCAAAGGAATGACAAATGGCTAATGTTGACAAAGCCTTTGGTCTTCGCGCCCTTGGAAATCTGTCAGCAACCGGTGCCCAAAAGCAGTACGGGTACGAGATTGCCGACAACCAAGCGGGCGCGATCTTCCAAGGCGACCTCGTGACCGTCTATGACGGATACCTCGTTAAGTTCCTGCCCGCCACGCACACGGCTGCGGTAGGGGTGTTTAATGGTTGCAACTACATCGATCCGACCACTGGCAAACCGACGTGGAAGAACTTCTACCCCGGTTCGATTAACATCACGCAGGGCAAGATCCTTGCTGATGTGATTGATGATCCCAGCCAGCTGTTCATCATTCAGGTAGATGAGTCGGTAGCCCAAGCCGACATCGGCAAGAACGCTGATGTGGTTGGCACGGGCGGCAGCACGACTACGGGCGTTTCGACGATGGAGTTGGATTCGTCCACCATCGCCAAGACGGCTGCGCTCAATCTGAAGATCGTCGGCCTGTGGGATGTTCCGGGTAACACCTTTGGAACGAACGCAGTTGTCGTGGTCAAGATCAATGAACACCTGTACGGCAGTGCTGGTGTTGCCGGACAAGGAGCTTAATCATGGCAATTTCACGTGCACAGCTGGTCAAAGAGCTTGAGCCTGGACTCAATGCTCTGTTTGGCCTCGAGTACAAGAACTACGAGAATGAGCACACCGAGATCTATGCGGTCGAGAGCTCTGACCGTGCGTTCGAGGAAGAGGTGATGGAATCGGGCTTTGGCGAGGCCCCGGTCAAGTATGAAGGTGCTGGCGTTGCTTACGACCAAGCGCAAGAGGTCTATACCGCTCGCTATACGCACGAGACTATTGCTTTGGCGTTTTCGTTGACCGAGGAAGCGGTTGAAGACAACCTGTACGACCGACTTTCCGCGCGCTACACCAAGGCCCTGGCTCGCTCCATGGCTCAGACCAAGCAGATCAAAGCTGCTGCGGTCCTAAACGGCGCGTTTGACACCTCAATTGGCGGTGACGGCAAGCCTCTTTGTGCTCTGGACCACCCGACCCTGAGCGGCCCAGACCTGAAGAACGAGCTGACCACCCCGGCTGACCTGTCCGAAACGTCGCTGGAGCAGGCGCTGATTGACATTGCGGCGTTTACGGATGAGCGTGGGCTGAAGATCGCGGTTCAGGGTCTGAAGCTGATCATCCCCAAGGAGCTGATGTTTACTGCGGACCGCATCACGAAGTCCACGCTTCGTGTTGGCACCGCAGACAATGACATCAATGCCCTTCGGAACATGGGAATGGTGCCGCAGGGCTACACTGTGAACCACTTCCTGACCGATCCTGATGCATACTTTATCAAGACGGATGCGCCAAACGGCATGAAGATGTTCCAGCGGGTAGCCATCCGCACTGGTTTCGAGGGTGACTTCGACACTGGTAACGTGCGCTACAAGGCCCGTGAGCGCTATGTCTTCGGATTTAGCGACCCGCGCGGCATTTTCGGCTCGCCCGGCGCTGCCTAAGCTGCAAAACACCTCGCGTGTTGGAGCCCCCGAAAGGGGGCTTTTTCTTTTCATAGACTTCCTGTATATTGGCTTTAACCCGGGGTCATCTCCGGCGCGACTGACAGTCCCGGCTGACGACATGCAGACAAGCGCGCCGTAACTCGCATGTGAGGATTAAAATGGGTGCTTCTACCTTCTCGGGCCCGCTTAAAGCTGGCTCCATTTCTCAAACTACCGGCACCACTGTCGGCACCGACGTTGCTAACGTCGGTTTTGTCGTGATGGCTCAGTCGGCCGTCATCGACATCATTGGCGCAAGCGCTGCTGATCAAGTCGTGGCCACCCTCCCGGCGGGCTCGCAGATTATTGACGTTATCCTGAACGTCACCACGGTCAACAACGACACGGGCACGGCTACGGTGGTTGTTGGTACTTCCGGCGATGCAGACGCCTTCATTCCCAGCACTTCGGTAAAGTCGCTTGGCACGACGCGCGGCACTTTGGACACCGAGGCTACAAATGTCGGCACCTCTGACATTCAAGTGCTGGTTGACTTCACTGCTCAAAACGGTAATGGTTCCACGGGCGCTGCCACTGTCACGGTGCTGTACCTGCAAGCCCGCGACCTCGTTTGATCGGAGGTTGTCATGAGCTTCAGCAACATTCAAGCGGTTCAAAAGACGACCTCTGCGCAGGGCGTCAATGGCCGCGTTCGTTTGCTGGGGGTCTACTTTACGCACACGGCAACGCCTGCCACTTTGCTGCTAAAAACCGGCGGCAGTGGCGGCACTACCAAGCTGGCGTTGACGACCCCCGCATTAGCGGGTTCGCAGGACTTGGTCATTCCAAACATGGGCATTTTGTTTGATGACGGCATCTACATTGCGGTGAGTTCGGCCGAGATCACTAGCGTGACGCTGTTGTTTGAGGGCGGGGCGGCTGCGTGACGACTACCAAAAAGGGCATGGGCATCAAAACTTCGGTTAAGAGCGGAAACTTCCGCGCGACCAAGTCTGGCGCAGGCATGACCCAAAAAGGTGTGCAGGCATATCGCCGTGCTAACCCAGGTAGCAGGTTACAAACCGCAGTCACGGAGAAAGCCCCGAGTGCGGACCGCGCAAAGCGTCGCGCTTCGTATTGCGCTCGATCAGAAGGGCAGATGAAGATGTTTCCCGAAGCAGCTAAGAACCCCAATAGCCGCCTTCGTCAGGCTCGCAAGAGGTGGAGGTGTTGACCCGTGGAAATAATGATTTGGAACGTGGTCTTGACCGCGATTGTGGGTGTAATGGGGGTCTTGTTGAGGAACAGATTTGATGAACTAAGCAGGCTTAGTATCCTTTTAAACAGGACCCGTGAAGAGGTTGCACGAGAGCACGTAACTCGTAAAGAGGTAGATGACCGATTTGACAAGTTTGTCAACCATGTCGATCAACGCTTTAACAGGATTGAGGTGAAGTTAGACGAGCTACGAAAGGAAGGGTAGATCGATGAAGGGCAAGATGAAAATGGTGAAGAAAGGCGGGAAAAGTGTTCCCGCCTTTGCGGCTGATGGGATAGGGAAAATGAAGAAGGGGGGCATGGCCATGAAGTCCTCTACGGACAAGATGGGCCGTGCTGTGAAACGTAAGTCGGCCGACGTTAAAGGCCGTGCTATGAAAAAAGGAGCTTGATCATGGCTGGAAGAGGAATGGGGGCTGCTACGCGCGGCGGTGGCGCTGTGATGGGTGGCGCTGCACAAAAGACAATGTCCGAGCCTAGTAAAGGCACTGGTGTGCCGATGATGGCCAAGGGGGGCATGGCTAACAGGGGCAACGTCAATGAGCACAAGCGCATGGCCATGGGCAAGCCCATCAAAAAAATGGGCGGTGGCATGATGTCTAAGGGTTACGCTGCTGGCGGCATGATGTCCAAGGGTTACGCTGCTGGCGGTGCTGTCAAGAAAATGGCCAAACGTGCTAAATAGTGGCCTATCTTATCAGTAACATACCGTACTTTAAGTGCTGGGTTCGGCGTGAGTTTACCCATATGCACGAGAAGTACCAAGGCGAGTATTTGCACGCAAACGTCATTGCGGTAAATACGATGCCAGATCGTTGTTTAAGTTTTCAGGTTGTGTTTACGGGGTGTGAAAGTCACGTAGATGGCTCTGAGAACGTGCATGGGGGAGCCATGTGGGCGCGCATGCCGATCACCGCTTTGGTGGGGGACATCCCGCTGGGGGACTGGCCGGAGCGAATGCCTACTCATTTGGCGCAGCCTTGGGATTGCCCGTCGCATCATCA